CAAATTCCTATGTGTTTGCATATAGCTATATATAGGTGTGAATAATTTTCTAGCTTATTATTGTTATCTGAATGTATCACTTGCACATCAATCGGCATGAACTGAATTCATTCATAGCATTAGGCAATAGAGTGTATCTATATAATCGCTTAAATCTTGTAATGTTACAGCTTGCGCCGATAACGTGCATAATGCGAATGCAGAGCCTTTGCAGAGCGTGAAGGAATCGTTATAACAAATATCTACACAGATAAGGCCCTTTCTGCTCGCACAGATAATCGACCGGAGTTCCTTCAAATGATAGAGGATTCAAAGAAACACCTATTTGATTATGTGCTAGTCTATCAGCTAGATAGATTCAGCCGCAGCAGAGAGGATAGTGCTGTATATAAAGCTATATTAAAGAAAAATGGTGTTAAGGTAGTAAGTGCGAAGGAGAATATCACCAATGATCCGGCCGGCATCATCTTGGAATCCGTACTCGAAGGCATGGCAGAATATTACTCCGCCGAACTATCCCAAAAGGTCAGACGAGGAATGACAGATAATGCCCTTCAAGGCAAGGTCAATGGCACCCCAACCCCTTTGGGTTACGATAAGACCGAAGATAAGCATCTCATCATCAATGAGCGTGAGGCTCGTATCGTGCGAACTATATTTGACCTTTACATCAAAGGCCACTCTATTCCCTCTATATGCTCGCATTTAGACTCCAAAGGGTATTTATCAAAGCATGGTTCTAAATTCTCATATGCGGTGGTTAGAAGGATATTGAGCAACGAGAAATACATCGGCACAATGAGGTGGAATGATATAGTCATCGAGAATGCCATCCCTTCCATCATATCAAAGGAGATATTCGATAAAGTGCAGCGTGAAAAAGGTCATAGAATTAAGAAAAAAGGTGCTAGGAGCGAGTTTTATAATTTGTGTGGTAAATTATATTGTGGTAAGTGTGGCGGCCACTATACAGGCAATACAGCCACATCACACACAGGAGCCAAGCATCACTATTACAGCTGCACAAACAGGCGGAAACATAAGACTTGCACAGGCAAGAATATCAAGCGTGATATCTTAGAGGATATTATTATTAATAAGACCATCCATATCTTGAATGAACCCAACACCATCGCTCAATTGGCCAAAATGGCCACAGAGGCGAGCAGCACGATGCTAGGTGATGCGGAACTCGAACTAAAACGCATTGATGCTCGTATTAAGGAATTGCAATCCGAATTAGAGAATTACATGAAGGCAATTGCAAAGGGATTCATATCTGACACATTGCAGAAACAAATTGAGAATGCAGAGGCAGAACTTCAAGACCATATGACACGCAAGACGAACCACGAAATCAAGGCGCATCCCATCAAGCTAACAGCGGAGCATATTGAATTCTTCCTATACAAAATGGCAAAAGAAAACCCCACCACCAATACAGGCAGAGCGAGGATTCTTGACACGTTCATTCACTCTGCGACCATATATGATGATAGGGTTGAAATAACCTTCAACTACAACAATGACCTACCCCAATTCAAAGGACAGGTCATTGATGGTTCGTTTTCAGTTGATGTGGTGGTGCAGATGACACAAAAAGGCGAACCTTTTCCAATATGTAAATCACAGATATCCACTTCGACTGATCATGCCTCTATAATACACAAGAGCCTACCATTATGGATAGGCTCTTATTTTATAGTTCAAACGTGCTGCGAATTAATTCAGAAACACTCATATCTTTGCTCTGTGCGATTTCCTTCAATTTGGTAAATTCCGCATCATTAAGAGATATCACTCTCTGTTTTCTGCGATTCTCCACACCTACTGTGATAGGCGCTCCGGCACCCTCACGATTTCCGCCCCATGTGTTTTTACTCATATCATATATCTCCATTTCTTTTGGCAATCTAACATTCGATTATTTTTAATGCCCCTTAGGTAGTTAAAATCCGATGTGGATAGATTAGCCGTATCTATAAATATCGATTTATCTTTGTCATCAGCCAAAATATACTCACCCAACTCCGGTGAATAGACTAAAAATTCCACATCCACAAATTTCACATCAATTTCTGAAAAATCGACTTCGTATTTTGCCCTCAGAGGCTCTTCAAATATCTTTGGAATATAAATCCCTTTGATATTGTTTACAGGCACCTCAGAGGCGATATATTCGATATATTCGCCCTTATTGATATCAAAATCATCGATTTCGTTCAAAATAGCATCATCTATATCGATTTCAATCAACACAAGACCATAATGCATGAAACTATCGCCTTGATTTAGTGCCTCAAACAAGTAAACCACATCTTTGGAATTATTGGAGCGTTTATTTTCGCTCCAATTATCATTTCCGGTTTTGCTGATCGGCAAGATGCCCTCTTTCAATATGTTATTCAAATCTAGGATATCTACATTCTTGTATAGTTTCATGATTCATAGCCTCTTATTTAATGCCTTTGATTGTTTTAACTTTCATACCTTTAGAATGCAAGTATTTTTTTTAATTTTTGCAAAAAAAATAAAGGGTACCTACATTGTTGTAGATACCCTTATTTAATCAGCAAAGTTCAATCCATGTGTCCACCTTCACATGGTAAGGAGATTATGGATCACCCCCACATTATCGATGCAATGCACCAATCAAGAATAGTGCTGCGTTACTTAATGCCCAAGTATCACGCTGCCTTCTTAATCGCTTTTCTGTGTCATGGTTTCGCTTGATTTCGTTCTTCAATTCGCTTAATGAGGTCGAGGCTTGCCCTAATGTGTTCGCTTGCTGCGTTATTACTTTCGAGGCTTGTTCCAACTCTTCGCCCTGTTTCTTGTTGATATCCTTCAAGGCGATTAAGTCCTTCTCCCTCTCTTCGTTGATAATCTTCAATTCTCTCAATTCGCTCTCTTGCTTGATTGTTAAGGCTTGCGCCTCGGTCAATGATAAGTTTGAGTTGCTGATTGAGTTTTCTGCTTTCATCAAGCGCTCTTTGAGTTGATTCCAATCGCTCAATGGCACGATGATAGTTGGCTCTTGCGGTGAAGTAGCCTCTTGCGAGTTGGCCAATACCAACGAGGAGCAACAAACAAATAGCACCAATAATAAGGCGCTTATAAGTAATCTGCTGTTTAATCGTTTCGATGTATGTCTTTGCTTTTTCATACATAATAACCCCCTAGTCGAGATCATTCCATCTTGCATCATATCCACGAACATCGACATGGACAAAATCTTGGTAGTAATATTTGCCTATACCATCAGCGCCACACTCTTCTGCAATTTGGGCCAAATAATCCACATCGATGCCATCATATGTGATATCGGCCGCCAAACCTTGCACATGATACGAGTTAGGAACTCCGCCAACTTCTTCATTGTGTTCCTCACAACGATATCCGCTATTAATATATAATGGAACCCCTAAACGCTCACGGATAGCATCAAGCAAATCCACCAATCGACTATCAATGATATGGTCTAATTTATTGCGACCATTCTCATCAACTTCATGCCGGTGGCAATTACAAGCGAACTCAGAGGAATCAAAATATTTGCCTATCTCCATAGTATTATCCTTTCACAAATAATAAGAGGGCAGCTATCAGCCACCCTCTAATCCCTTATTTTTTTAAAATACCATCAATCTTGCTTTGAACTAATTCCAATAATCCTGTTATTGTTGTGTTCCCACCATCTCGCATATTTTCGAGAATAGACAAGAACTCCACAGATGCTAGATATAGCCACACAAGATTGACTGCGAATGCGTAATTGCCGGCCATGAAATCAAAGCACCATGCTCCGGCTGTAGCAATGCAATAGGTTAGCACTTTCGTAATAAAAGGCTTACGCATATGCTTAGATGATATCAACCCTTTACCCCATGCGGTCGGAATTGCGATATATTTATCAATGCCACCGATATTCTCCGGCTTGGCACCCATATCAATCAACATTTGATATCCGATTGCACTCCATTTGGTCAAAAGGTCAAGAAACACCAACATAATGAAAATGCCCAACACTTGAATATGTTTCAAGCCAAGCACATATATCCCCACTTCGGCCACAACTGCGAGTAAGGCCTTCAAGGCGAAGGATTCAGTCATCATTCGCCAAGCCTCTTCTAAGAAGTGTGTAATTTCTCCCATGCTTTCCCCTTACTACAAACATTATAAATGGTCTACTGCACTACCTGTGCTGATGTATTTATGTGCGCTATCAGACCATTCAATTCGAGAAGAGTTGAATCGAATATTATTCACACCATCTTTCAATGTACCAATTTTAATAGGGAAACTAATATTATCACTATTAGCGAATGTAACCTTTTGAGGAGTTTCCACTACAATAGGAATATCGCCAATTGTATTGTTATTATTATCTCGGATAAACTTTCCTCTCTT